CTGCGGTGTATTTTCCTAATCAACATGCTTTGGTTGATCGATTATTGAAGGAATCAGACGTGATGATTGCTTGCGACAAAGAAGACAACAACCATCTCTACGGCTGGGTGTGCTCACAACGCTGGAAGGGCCTTGAAGTATTCCACTATGCGTATGTCAAAAAACCATTTCGTGGCTTTGGTTTAGGAAAAATATTGATTGGCGATAAATTGCACCATTTGTGTCATGTGACCCATTGGCTTGAAAAATATGCCAAGAAAAAAGAATATCTCGTGCACAACCCTTACCCGCTTTATGATTATGGAGGCTATGATGACAATAAAAGAAGTGAAATTGAAAACACCAGTGAATGTTCGGCATAAAAATGGTGTTAGTGTTTTGGAGACCGTAAGCGCAGATACATTCAAGCGAATTACGGCCTTGCAAATCAAACAAGTTGACATGGGCTTGATGTTTTACACCGACACTGAAACCGTGTTCGTGCCTTCATCTAACGTTGCCTACATGGTAATGGACAAACAACTGGATGAATCATCGTCAGCCATAAAGAAAACAAATCGCACAAACAAAGCTGCATAGCATAATTTAATTTTCGATTCATTCTGAATTCGGCAGGTTGCCTCAACAACACATGCTTCCAATGGAGGAACCATGGCCGAATTTGAAGGCGACAATCGAATTGTTGCAAGCAAGAAATTTCGTGGCAAAGGAAGACTGATTGCCAAAGATTTGCGCAAGTTACCAAGCGAGCTTGTGACTGATGAACACTCTGATGGCAGCAGAGTTCACGTGCTTGACCCACCACATATTAAGCGCAGGCTTATCGACGATTATAAAGCAAAACAGTTGCAAGAATCTGTACATCAAAGACCAACTTATATTTTGCGTGGCAAAGTTTCACAACATGGCCAACGCGGCATTGACTATGAACGCATCCATGCCTTCAAGGGCGTGCTGCGCACGATATGGAAACTCCTTGCTCGCGGCAAAAGAAATGTAAGCTACCCACGATACTTGTGGTTTCCGGAAGACCGCTTGTCCAAAGTAGAACTACGTGTTGGCTCTGTACCCTCTGACAGTGACAGGCCGCATTGGCTTAAGCGCAGGGATTTAGTCATCGATCCTGGAAATATCCCAAAGCGTTTGTACGACATCATGAAATCACACAACGATGCTGATTTAGACGACATGCTCAAAATAAGTCTTGTGGCCTTGCTCGACCAACAACAAGCGTCACTGGATGCAAGTCAATTAAACGATGTGAATTTGCTGCAATGATTTCATCAACAACAACGACAATGCCACCAAACGACGTTTTGCGTGAAGCCGCCAAGCGTAACCTCTTGTTTACAGGTGATACTGACACGGCAGCTAAAATCAAAGCCAAATTATTCGACAAACAACTTGCTTTTGTCGACGACACCTCACGCAGAAAAGCCGGGCTTTGTTCCCGTCGTGCCGGCAAGACCTATGCAGTGTGTGCTTATTTGCTGATAGTCTCATTGCTGTACCCTGAAAATATCAGTGTCTATATTACCCTCAGCCGTAAAAACGCCCGCAGACTGATTTGGGCAGAGCTCAAACGCTTCAATCGAAACTTCAACCTCAATATCGAATTCAATAACGTCGAGCTTGAAGCCACCTTGCCTAACAGCTCGCAAATCTGGCTAACAGGTGCCAAAGATAGCGCTGAAATCGAAAAACTGCGTGGCCATAAATTTAGGCTTGCAGTACTTGATGAGTGCGCGTCGTTTGGTGCTTATATTACAGACCTCATCGAAGATATTTTAGAGCCGACTATGCTCGATTTGGATGGCTCAATGTGCATGATTGGTACACCAAACGCTGCATGCGCTGGCAAATTCTTTGAAGTAACCACTGACCTAAATCAAGGTTGGTCTATCCACAAATGGACTGTTTTGCAAAACCCACACATCCCGCATGCCAAAGCCTGGCTGCAAGAACGCATGCGTGTCAAAGGCTGGGATAATGAGCACCCAACTTACTTGCGCGAGTGGTGTGGTAGATGGGTTAGGTCAATTGATTCCTTGGTGTATCGCTATACCGAAGACTTGAATGACTACGCTGTATTACCAGACGGCGAAGATTGGGAACATGTGCTTGGCATTGATTTAGGTTTCGAAGACGCAACCGCATTTCAGGTAGCCGCGTTCTCACGCGACTTGCCCAATGTCTATTTTGGTGAATGCATTAAAAAACAGCATATGACTCCCTCTGACATTGGCGAAGCGGTGCAGGCATTGGACAGACGCTACAATTTCACCGCCATTGTTTGTGATACCGGAGGCCTAGGCAAATCCATTGCCATGGAGCTACGACAACGCTTTGGTATTGCTATAAAGCCAGCCGAAAAAATCGCCAAGTTTACCAATATCGAACTATTAAACGGCGACTTACGTGCTGGCCGAGTCAAGGCGCTCATTCATTCACAATTAATTGACGAATGGAAGTTATTGCAGTGGGACGAAGACCGTAAAAAAGAAGATGAAAGATTTGCCAATCACCTGGCAGATGCGGCATTATACGCTTATAGGGAGTGCAAGCACTACCTCTACGAACCGGCAATAGACATACCTACCGGCCCTGCAGAAGAAGCCCGCGCAATCGAGCGGCAACTTGCGGAGAAAATGCAACATGAAGAAAAACAACCCTGGTGGGAGAAGCCTGCCCACGAATACGCCTCCGACCTCACCACCACTGAAGATTGGTGAAGCCATGGAATTAATCACCTTTGCCAAATCAAGTGGTGTATTGCACCTGAAATTTAATGGTCTTGAGATTAATTTGCATCCAGCCATGGTCGTCAATCACGAGCCTATACCGCTTGAATCACAAGTCAAAAGAAAAGACTTCGATGAAGATGATGACTCCATGGATTATCCAGTGAGTTTATAGGAACAATCATATGCCAAGCTTTGATGGAGAAATTTACACCACACGCTGGTGGGAAGAAGATGACAAGGCAGGTGCCATTGCTTCAACCGTACGCAATATCCATGAAAACCAAACCTATCGTAAACGTGCCAATGTTAGACACATTCGCCTGTATCAAGACCGAAATATTTTAGGCACAGGCATTGATACCTACAGCCGCATAAGTAGCACAAGTGATTTTAAACTCTTGTACAACGTCTGCCAGTCGATGACTGATACACTCACAAGTAAAATCACCAAGAACAAACCTAAAACTGTATTTTTAACGGACGAAGGTGATTGGTCTTTGCAAGAAAAGGCCAAAAAACGCACCAAGTTTATCAGCGGTGCATTTTATGAACTGAATTTGTATAAAATCGCCACCACCGTGTTTCGTGACGCCTGTGTGTTTGATGCGGGTCTTTTGCACCTCTGGCAAGATGGACAAAAGCTACGTGCAGAGCGGGTATTTCCTGGAGAAATATTTATCGACGATTTGGATGCAGTACACGGCAATCCGCGTAGTTTCTTCAGACGTAAACCTGTACACAAAGAAGAGCTGATTGAGCAGTTTCCTGAACACAAAGACAAAATCATTGCTGCCAATGAATTAGAAATGCGCATGACCGCCAACAAACTGGTTTCAGAGCATGTAGAAGTATTTGAAGCGTGGTATTTGGCGTCAGGTGATAGTACCGCTGACAATGACAGTGATAACAACGGCTTGCATGTGATTTGTACAGAAAATGAAACCTTGCTTGAGGAAGAATATACAAAATCATACGCGCCGTTTTTACCCTTCAAATTTTCAGAGCCTATTTTGGGTTTTTGGGGCCAAGGCTTAGTCGAACAGCTTGAAGGCATTCAGCATGAAATTTCTAAAACTGCCCTTGATATTCAGCGCTCATTCCATATGTTTAAGCCCAAGTATTTTGTTGAGCGTGGCGCCAAGATTGTTAAAAGCCATTTAAACAATGAACTGGCTGGCATTACTGAATACACGGGGACTCCACCACAAGTGTATTCGCCTGGTAATCTTGGTGGTGAGCGTTTGCAATACTTACAATTTCTAATGCAGACAGCCTATGAAATTGCGGGTGTGTCACAGTTATCTGCTGGTTCTAAAAAACCCGCGGGGCTCAACAGCGGCAAAGCACTTTTAGAATATCATGACATTGAAACCGAACGTTTTGCGCAAGTTGCCATTGCTTGGGAGGATTTCTTTCTGGAAGCATCAAGGCGCATCATGGATTTGGCTGAAGATTTAGACAATGCACTTGATGGCGGCCTTGAAGTGGTCACAAGCGACAGCAAAAGTACGGAGCGCATTAAATTCGCAGACATTAAGGGAAAAGAAGATGGTTTTGTGATGAAAATATTTCCAACAAATTTCTTGCCAGATACACCAGCTGGCAAATACCAAGCAGCAGCCAATTTAATCAATGACGGATTTATCCCACAAGAAGAAGCAGCAAACCTTCTTGATTATCCAGACATCAATGCGGTCACAAGTTACCTCAACGCACCCATGCAACGGTTGAAACTCATTGTTGAAATGGCGTTAGATCGAGGCAAAGTCATTCGTCCAGACCCATTTATCAAAGCAGAGCTTGCATTTCGTGTGTTGCCGCTTGCTATTACGCGTGCTGAAAATGCCAATGCACCCCAAGAGCGTATCCAGATATTGAGGGATTTTTTAGTTGAGTTACAGAAGAATATGGATAAGGCACAAGCAGCAACACAAACTCAAGTGGCTGCAATGCCACCGTCTATGCCGCAAGATATAAATACACTTGCCGTTCCACCACCAACGCCATCACCGCAACCGATGGTTGCGTAGCGCAAACAGGAGGTAATAGTCAATGGAAACTCAAACCGAAAATACGTCTACAAAACCACAACCAACTATGGCGCAACTTATTGGTGAAGAGCCCATGTCTGTACCTGTTTTAGCTGATGACACAAAGCAAGCAGTCGAATCGTCGCCAGAGGTCAAGAGTACCGATGATAGAGCTACTGCTGCCGTTGAACAAAATACCCAAGCAGAACCCACTCAAACAAAAGAATCGACAACGGATGAATCAGTAGAAAAAACTGATACTGAGACAAAAGCGCAGGTAGAAGCAGAAACAACAGCCATCTCATCTACTGACGACGAAGAATCCAAACGCACGGCAGCCAGATTTGCAGCATTATCCAGACGTGAGCGAAAAATCCTTGAACGCGAAAACAAAATTAAAGAAGCAGAAAACAAACTTCTAGAATTTGATAAACTTAAACGCAATGCCAAGCTCGACCCACAGGCAGCACTTGATGCACTTGGTGTAACATTCGCAGATATTGTCAATTTCCACGG